GTAGAATTACTGGTAGCCTCTAAAGCGAAACTTTTAAATTTCTCATAGGCAGATCTACCCACTATAGATGGTGTAGTTCCAGCGTATTCCGTAGTCTCTGCTAGAACTTCCGCTATAGTCTTACCTGTGTATACATCTTCTCTATCCGTCAAGGTTCAGATACCCCCCAAGATCATTACTACGCTCTGGTACATCCTCGTTATGGATTTCTTCAGTATCACGAAGGAGTCTAGCAGAGCAAGCCATGTGGTAAACCCCATATAGTTCAAAACTATCTTCTTGAACTTCAAACACTTCATACTTTTGGTTCTGAAATTTAGGCTCAATTATGTCCCCAGCAATAGGGATTCTATGTAAAGACTGTGTAATATAAGACTTATTAAAGATAAAGATTTGATCATTAGTTAATTCCAGACCAAACTCACTTAAGGATTCTTCTAGGACAGTCGGATCGTAATGTCCATGAACCAATAAGGGTTCTGAATCTATAACCTTACTACGACTCTCTAAATATACATCATCGAAATCTTCTGAACGTCTAAATTTATAATAAAGTAGTTCAGAGCCCCCCAGTCTTATGATTTCATCGTCAACCAAGTTAAATAAATTAATATCATTGTTGGTTTGATCAAATAAACTAAGCTTCGTCCCCCCCAGAAGCTCTGGAAGGGGTGGCATAGGAGTACTTACTGTATATTTTTTATTTTTAGCCATTAGTATGTACTAAATCTCGGGGGTTCTTCAATCTCCTTAATAAGCTCCATTTTAAGAGCCTCTTTCTCCTTCTCCCCCTCTCCTATAAGGGCAGCACCATTCATCTGAGTACCACCAGCAGGACTGGGAATTAAAGAGTATTTACTTCGTATCTCACCTAGTAATATTTTAGCACAAGCTAAAGTATATTTTTGTACCCAGTTTAGGTACGCTGGTGGCATAGTATTTGTATCTAGATGCCTATACTGTAAGATAATAGGCTCTGGAGTTGTCGTAGGGGGAGGAGTAAGTTGTATATACTGATTATTAATTATATCCCATGATCCATCTTGCCCTAATATCTTTCTAGTCATCTCCATATTAGCTTGGAGAAGATAGTAATCTCCAATACTAAAGTTATTAAAAAGATAATTGTCCTGGAAATATTTAATAAAGAAGTCAAATTCCAGAGTCCCTGCTTGTGCTTGGATGCTTAACAAAGACTTTTTGTATACAACATTAACTAAATTATTCAGAACCCATGGGGGCATAGTGTATAAATTCACACCAGCGGAACCATCAAAGACAGCAAACTGTGTAGCCCAATAAGGAGTATGATAATCTAAAAGAGTTACGGACTCATCAATACAAGTTTTAACTTGGTATGGGGTAAGCTCTACCCTGACAATAGGATGACCCATTCTAGCTAGAACAAAACTATTTATTTGCTCCTCAAAAGGATTTAATTCTATAGCATCTGATTCAGTAGTTTTATTTAATGTATCTGGATCAATATAACCTAAAGGTTTATTATCTAGTATATTATTAGCTATTGGGTCAGTAACCCCTGTCTGCCCCCAGGTGGTGATTATTGGATTACCTATTGTTGCCATTATTTAATTTTCCTTTAGATGATTTTTCAGTACGCTTTTGCTTAGTAGGTTTAGGTTTTTCATTAATTAGTTTAATATTTGGATAATCTAACTCTACACTGGATTCAAATACCTGCTGTGGTCTCACCTCTAGTATATCTGATCCTATGTAAAGAAGCATTTTAAACCTACATGTGCTTTTATATGTATACATTTCCTACTTTATATAGCCTTAAAAGAAAAATAGAGTGAGGACTTTTTTTAGCCCTCACTCTATGTTATCTAAAACTGTAGTGTCTAGTTAGACTTAGACATTACCGCTGCCAAGGTTAGTGGCACTTTCGGTCCATCCACCAAGCAGACCACCAGGACCAGCAAAGCGAATAATACGATAGAATCTAGCTTCTGGCGTAATAGCAGCTTTGCCGTACCGAGTAATCAGACCCTTACGAGGCTGGAAGGTAGCGGGATCAATAACTTTCGGCAGACCCTGGAGAGGAATGTACGGAGCGTATATATAGCCAGCATCCATAGGACTGCTACCTTTATACCCCATCATAATCTCATCTTCTGGGTACAGAGGATCAACATACAGATCATAACGACCCATGAACTTGCCGACATAAGCGATACCATTCTTGCTCATGTTAGTAGGTCCGTCAGCACGATCAATACCACCTTGCAGTTTAGCGGAAGACTCAAGAAGAGATGCAACCACAGGAGCGCAAAGAAGCCAGTTACCCGCACCACGCTGAGTAGACTTATAAATATCTTGCGAGGCAATGTTAATCAGAGCCAGCAAGTTAGCATAAGTATCTCCAACATGACGAGGAGCAAAGTTCAGAGCCGAAGAGGTCCAATCCATAAGATAAACATTAGTTCTACCACCCCTGGGGTTACCAGGAAGACTAGCAGGGTTATTTTGGAAATCGCCAAAATTACTATCAATATTAGTACCAGTGTTGGTAAAGTTGTTGGAGTTTCCCCAATCAAGGTTCTGTCTGTTGAAAGGACCAACAGTGCTAGTAACATCATATGCAATCATACGAATGTCTTCAATAAGTTCACGATCAATCTCAAGACGAAGTTCGGAACTAAGAAGATCCGTAAGTTCGCGCTCTAAATCAAGGTTGTGATAAGCCTTAAGGTCTTGAGAAGCCTCAAGAGTCCAAAGGGCTCTCATCTTACGAGTACGAGCAACAACAGGCTGCTGCTCGATGTGGAAGGTCATATCAGGAATTCCAGTACCAGTAAGAAGCTCGCCAGCACTCATGGAGAATCCCCATGTAGATCTAGCAGCAACATCAATCGGGAAATCAGCTATCTGACCACCATAAGTACCAGAAGGAGATCCACCAGCGTTTAGACTCATATCCGAAAGGTCATAAGTCGTAGCCGCATCAACACTATTAGGCAACCCACCAATAGCGGAAGTCTCAAGACCACCCCAAGTAAGGTTGTACTTGCTGTAAAGGGTGCGCTCTTGGGCACCATTAGAATTTCTGTCAGATCCAAGGTAGAACACCTGGGAAACAGGACCACTCATAGGCTGAACGCCACAAATCTTGTTGGCAATCAGTTCGGGGAACACCCGTCGAACGAGAGGGAAAGCGAATTTCTGAAAAGTACCCATAGACTGAGTAGTAGTTTGTTCCTCATCAAGTCTTTCGGTCATGATAGACTTAGCTTGGTTTTCCAGAAGTTGTGCCGTAACTCTCTGAACATAAGAATCTTCAATGTCTTCAAGAACGGGAGCCCACTTCTCTAAAGTAGCACTATCAGCCCCTGGTTCCATAATTTCATCATTAATCATAATATAAAATCCGTATCAGTTAGTTTTTAGAGTCAGGCATGAAAGCCATAACCTCTTCGGTTAAGAACGGATTACCTAATGTATTTACAGGTCGTTTGTCCGTTATTGGATTGTCCACATTTTCAGTAATAATAATAGCTTTCTCGGTGGACTCGAAATCGCTATTAACCTCTTCTTCAAGATTCACCACGGAATCCTGAAGTGTATTGTTTTGTTCAGTAAGAACTTCCATTTTATCTTCGTAGTTAGTTAGAACCCTATCTAATCTATTATTCTCTTTAATAGCTTCAGATAATTCATAAGCAAGAACTTCGTTGTCCTTCTCTACCTTTTGTATATCTTCGCTAACTTGAGACACCACGGGGTTCAAATCATCACGATCTATTTCAAATGCAAGCACAGTCTTAATATCCTTAAGGGCTTGAGCATCACGATAAATCTCATGAGACTCAGAAAGCTCTTCCAGAGCAGCCTCTTGGATAGTATCCATTTGATGACGAAGGAATGCGTGGACTTTATTCGTAAGCATATCCATCTCTTCATCAAGTCTTTCGGAAATAATATCTTGCATAACCTTTGCAATCTCAGAAATAAGCTCCTCACTCATTCCTTCGGGCAGTAAGTCTGCAATATCTTTTACTTTGTCTGACATAATTAAGTCTCCTATCTGTTTATATGTATACACTCTATATTACTAGAGGTGTTTTTTATTATTTTTTGTTTAACCGTATTATCATTGGAGTTCTCCTACCCTTACGAACCTTCAATGGCTTTTTACTACTTCTATGCAGTTTGCCCCCAGATATTACCGCAACAGGCTTACCTCTTGGTGCATAGTCTTTCCATTTCGGTAGCTTGGGCTTGACGGTCCTGCCAGTCCTCCTAGATTCTCTTCTAGCTTTCTCGTCTGCGGTTAGTGTTTCCATATCATACTGATCCATAGCCTCTTCCATAGGTCTACTTAACTCCTCCTTAAGAAGAGTAGTAAAGTTCTTAACCTTTTGAGCTTCTGGGTACACAGTATCAATAATCTCTTGGATCTGGGTAGACTCTGTAAGACCAGGGAAAGCTCCCCTAGTTGAAGGGTCTGCTACTATATCCCAAGTAATTAATTTAAAGTCTTCGTTGACATATCTCTTACCGTCTAATTCTTCAGTCACCGTACCCATACCCCTTGAAGAAATACCAATCTTTACACCACCATCAATAAGAGCCTGAGCTACTTTCCCAGAAGGAGTATTAAGAATTTCAGCCTCGCCTATAACCTCATTACCTTTCATATTAAGACCAGTAATAAGGTGAGATACATTAGAAAGTCTAACTGAATCATGTTGGGGATGATCAAGCTCTCCCATTAATCTTCTTTCGCTCATCGCATTAGCAAGTTTAGTAATCTCTCTTTCTAACAAAGGTCTACGATAAATTCTCTTGTTATTATTTGCTTCGTCTGCTCTTTGAAAGCACCCACTAATCTTCATAGGTCCAGTTCCTCTACCTTCATTAATAACCTGTAGGTTCTCAATAATAAATACATCTTCTAATAATTGCATATCTTATCCTTTAGTTTTTTTCTTGTACTTCTTACCCTTACGAGCTTCTCTTCTAGCTTTAGCAGAAAGCTTCTTAGCTTTCTTCCCCGTATATTTATGACCAACTCTTGCAGCGTGGTCTTTAACTGATCCCCATTCAGCACTAGGGGTAGCACTTCCTGGTGTAAATCCTTTTGCTATTCTTCCGCTCACTACAGACTCTGAATCTGTACCACCATGAGTTCTTTTGGAGATAACATAAAGTCTTCTAGCTCCTTTAGTAGAAAATATGTGTCCTGGTCCATGGGAACTTAAAGCTTTTTTAATAGTAGGGTATACTTTTACCCTACCCTTAATAGCTAAGTCGCCAGTCTTACTCTTGGTCTTATACTTACCTCTACCAGAGGGGTATCTGCTACTCTTCTTTTCGTTAAGCAGTTTAAGTATACTTAATATTTCCACTTCTTTTCCTTCTTCTTCTTTTTTTCTTATCAGGTTCTCTTAGGGGGGTATACTTGCTAGTCCTAGTGGTAGTTCCACAACCACCCATACGAGGAGCTATACCCATAGTAGTAGATATCCCTGCCATCTCTGAAACTAAGGAACTTAACTTATTAATAGTTTCAACTAATTCCTCTCTGAGACTAATAATTTTCTCTTGAAGAATTTCTTGTTCAGCTAGTAAAGGCTCCTTAACGGTTTCCCGCTTAGGAGCCTCACCCATACCAAAGGATTCTTGGAGAACTTGATCAATCATAGAGTTGGATACGGGAACTTCAGATATATCAACATCTGTAACAGGTAATTCAGAAGGAGTAGATTCTACAGGTGTAGATTCTCCCTCATTTATTTTACCAGATTCCATTAAAGACTTAGCAAAGTCTCCAATGCCTATTCCCGCCTCATCTAATCTGCCCATTACTCTTCGTCTTCGTTAGTAGCCTCAACAATAAGACCAGCTTCAGAAAGAACACCAAGAATTTCTTCTGCGTTCTCAATAATGAAAGACTCTTCAACTTGCTCAGAAATGAGACCAGCTTCAGAGAAAACATCCATCATAGCAACAGCATGCTCTTGAAGGGCTTCATCAGTAAGCTCATACTCACCAAGATCAGACTCACAAAGGGGGCAACAACTGTTCTCAGCAATAACCTCTTCAGAATCTTGAACCTCTTCCTTAGCTTCAACCTCGCCACTCTTTACTTTTTCCTCAACACGAACACCAACCATGTCCCAACCACGGGACTCAAGTAGCTGGCCTACAAAATCATCACTTACTTTAGTACGAAAATCCATTTTTAATTCTCCAATTAATATGTTCGGGTGTATACCCGTCTGTTAATATGTATAATAGAAGATCTATAATACATTGAATTTTTTAAAAATTGCCAAAATCTAAGGGGCTCCAAAGGTTAAGAACTGCTTTGGGAAAGTAGGCATTATTAAAAGTTTAGTGTAGCTTAAACCATTTCCTGACTCATTAGCTATGTAAGTTGGATATCCTGTATATGACGTAGGGGTTATAGAAATTAAAAACCCAGACACATCGTATCCTGGTCTATAAAAGTCCTGCCATGTATCCACAGTGCCCTTACCAGATATAGTACCTAAATCATCTAAATCTCTAACTTCTCCATAAGAAGGGAATCCTTTGGCTTGTAATCCCCCAGCAAAAGAAACTGATATAGTAGGGTCATCAATACCCAAATCTAATCCTAATGGTATAGAAGACTTTCTAACCGCTAAATCTAGATCGGGAACCTTGAACTTATCTTCATCAGTAATATCCTCAAACTCTAAGGTAGGTCGTATCTCAGTTCCCCATTGAACAAAATCGTTCTGATCTAAAAATTGGAAAAGTTTACTATCAGAGTATGGACTTCTAACAAAAAATAGTCCAGGTAATAAATCAGAAAACATATAGAACTCACCAGGAGGATATGCCCATAATGTTGGTGCTGCTGGAGATGCTTTAGGCTCATTCACCGTAGCTCCCTCTATTCTAATCTTCTCTACGAAATCAGCCCAAACATCTGGTGATGCTGTATTGGTTTCCGCTCCACATCCCCTATCATCATTAAATCTATGCACAGGAAGTCCACCAGCGAAAACTGTATTTGATCCAGTTGTAGGTCCAGGTACCCCAGGTGGGTTCGACCCAGGAGGGTATAAAGGGGACCTCCCCAAAGGGTGCGTATCGAATCCATCCCCCGCTGGGGTAAGGTTGTC